AAACCTACTTAGAATCTACCCGCGGCTGGCTGGCAATGCTCCCGCCCCTTCAACCTATGATACAAGTCTATCACACTAATACCAATCTCATCATCAATCATTCTTATCTACTATCTACTCTCCATAACTATCTGCCAGTACCTACCAGTCTCTACCAGTCTCTGGAGGGGGTAAGAGCCTTTTTTGGTTGGCATCCGGTGTTATCCTAATGAGCTCAACAATTTTCTCTAAACTTTCTCATCTCCCCTCTCCCAAAGAAACTTTCCCCTTCACTCTCTCCTGCAAATTTTCCTCTCCTCTCCTAATCCCCAGATTACATTCCCCCATATCTTATACTATACTATCCATAAATCCACCCAACCCAACCAATCCCTGAAGGCGATTCCCATGAGTACCGCAGATATTCTTACTAAATACTCACATTACAAAGGTACACAAGGGAAAATTCTTGAGATGTTAGGCGCGGGGTTGGCCCCAGAGATAGTAGCGACTGCTGCAGGAGTGACACCTTCATACATCTCTCAGATGCTATCTCAGGAAGAATTCGCTACAGCAGTTACCGCGCTGCGATTCGAGAATCTCCAAGCAGCGACGGCAAGAGATAGAAAATATGATGATCTGGAAGATGCGCTGATTACAAAGTTGCAGGATGTTCTCCCAATGATGTATAAGCCGCATGAGATTCTCAATGCATTGCGGGTTATAAATAACGCAACGCGGCGCGGTGCAGCAGCTCCAGAAAATGTGACTATTAATAATACAGTTGTTAACCTGAATATCCCTGCGCCGATCTTGCAGAGATTTACGAAAGATGCTAATAATCAAGTAGTGGAAGCAGGCGCCCAGGCGTTAGTAACAATGCCGTCAGGGCAGTTGCTGAAAACAGCCTCGTCACTGAAGTTACCAGCTCCAGCAGCTACCGCAACTCCAGCAGCCCCACATGTGCCAGATACTAAGGATAATACTGAGGTGCAAGATGTGCAATCTGGAAGAAGTATTGGGAATAGCGCGGAAACAGCGCTTACAGGAACTTAAGCAGGAATCTGCTCGTCAGAAGTCTTTGGCTTCCGATCAGCAGAAAGCACTCGATATTCTTATGAATATCAAGATGGATTTAGCCAGAAAGAATGCAACTGGTTACTTCGTCAGTAAGGGGAACACCCAGTAAGGCTCTAAGCTTCTCTGCGAGTAAAATGGTCTGCATCGCCATACTAGTATCAACCAATGATGCCTAAAAAATGTAAGTATGCCCCAAGAAGAAAGTAACAATAAAATGTCATTCGAAGAAAAATTAGGTATGCTTTCGTCACAGGAATCTCCCAGCTCGCAGGAGTCAGGAGATGATGTACCTGTGGCGGAGGCATCCTTCGTTCATTCGGAAGTACATGCGCTGGCAAAAACGCATCTGGATTTTCTGGCTGCACTTGCCATGCCTACTATTATCTCCTTCGGATTTCCTCCCGTATTCCTGGCTGTCTGGCAGTGGCTTATATCTTACATTCATCTCTCCAGAGATTTCTCCAAGCTGGCACTCGGCCTGCCCCGTGGTTTTGGTAAGACTACTCTCGTCAAACTTTTCATCCTCTACGTCATCCTTTTCACCAAGCGCAAATTCATCCTTGTAACTGCTGCCACTGAGAAACTGGCAGTGAACATTATTGCAGATATTTGCGACATGTTAGATGAACCTAATATTAAGAAAGTATTTGGTGACTGGCGGGTAGGTATTGAGAATGATACCCAAACTCTTAAGAAGTTTGGATTTCGTGGGCGCAACATTATCATTGTTGGCATTGGCCAAGGCGGTTCTCTTCGTGGTCTTAACCTCAAGAATGAACGCCCAGATGTAATGATCTTTGAGGATATCCAAACTCGTGAAGATGCGGAATCCAGAGTAACTTCTGAAGGCATCGAACGCTGGATGCTGGGTACGGCCATGAAAGCCAAGTCGCCTGCTGGTTGCCTCTACATCTTTGTTGCTAACATGTATCCCACACAATTCTCTTTACTTCGTAAACTCAAGCATAACCCATCTTGGACTAAATTCATTGCTGGTGGTATATTATCTGATGGTACTTCTCTCTGGGAACAACTCCAGCCGATTAACCAACTGGTAGAAGAATTCGAGAACGATCTTAACTCAGGGCACCCAGAAATCTTTTACTCTGAGGTCTTGAATGATGAGAATGCATCTATGAACACTGCCATAGATCTTTCTCGGATTCCTCCATATCCATTTGATGACCATGAAGTATCCGCTGGTGGTTATATCATCATTGACCCTGCAACTGATAAGCTAGGTGCGGATGATGTTAGCATCGGGCGGTATGAGATCATTAATGGTAAACCGGTATTATGCGAGCTGGAATGTGGGCGGTTCTCGCCAGGAGATACTATCCGAAAAACGCTTACCATGTGTATCACCCACAACTTAACTCTCATTGCTGTAGAATCTAACGCTTACCAGTATTCTCTTCTCTACTGGTTTACTTTCATCTGTGAACAAATGGGAATTACTGGTATCGAATGTGTACCTATCTACTCTGGTACTCGCTCCAAGAACTCCCGCATTCTGGAGATGTTCAAGGAACTTTCTGCTGGCGATATCCTAATCCACCCAGATGCGCGCGCACAAGTATACATGCAAATCACCCAATTTAACCCACTTAAAACTAACAACACAGATGGTATCCTCGACTTACTAACCTATGCCAATCGGGTACTATCTGAGTTTGGGCATTTCATCAGTATTAACTCTCCCATCTCTGCTCATTACGATGATTTTGAGAATGCAAAGGTTTGGGAAGAGCAAGAGAATTCACCATTCTAAACCATGAAATCTAATACGGAGAATAATAATGGCCGCCGCAACTCCTATGATCATTCCGCGCACAGCCCAAGAAGGTATTGTACAATATCACAAAGCCTGTTACTCCATGCTAATCCAACACTGGAATATCCGGGAGCAGATGCGGCAGGTAGATCTTGCTTACATTCGTGAGAATGATTGGACTGATGCCCATCGCATGGCACAGCTTGCTAACAAGTGGGGTGATCCAACGAAACTCCAGAATGTGGTAGTACCAGTAGTCATGCCGCAAGTGGAAACTGCCTTGACTTATCAGGCATCAGTGTTTCTTTCCGGCAATCCGATGTTCGGAGTAGTAGCTGATCCTAACTATATGGATGCTGCTTCCCAAATGGAAGCTATTATTGCTGACCAACAAATCCGCGGTGGCTGGATTCGGGAAGCACTTCTCTTCATTCGCGATGGACTCAAATATAACTTCAATGCCATGGAAGTAGATTGGGTACAAGATGTAACAGCAGCCCTTGATACTGATCTGTCTTTTGACTCCAAGATGGCAAAACCAAAAGAAGTGATCTGGGAAGGTAACCGCCTTAAGCGCCTTGATCCCTACAATGTCATGTTTGATACAAGAGTTACTCCTGCCGAGATGCACCGGAAAGGAGAATTCGTTGGATACACGGAACTTATGGGTCGAGTGGCATTGAAAGATTTTATCAACAAACTGCCCACCAAGATGGTAGATAATGTGGCACATGCTTTCGAATCCGGGCCCGGCGGTGATGCTTACGAAACTTATTACATACCCAGAATCAATCCTGATGCGATGCTGAATAAAGATATCAAAGCTTCTACTGACTGGATGGCATGGGCAAATATTACTAACTCCAATCCTAAGATTGCTTACCGGAACCTGTATGAAGTTACTACTCTTTACGGCCGTATTATTCCCTCTGACTTTGGGCTTCGTGTACCTTCTCCTAATACTCCTCAAGTATGGAAATTTATTATTATTAACAACCAAGTTCTGATCTACGCAGAACGCCAGACTAACGCACACGGATACTTACCTATCCTCATGGGGCAGCCGTTGGAAGATGGTCTCATGTACCAGACTAAATCTTTCGCTAACAACATTAAGCCAATCCAAGAGATATCTACCGGTATGCTTAATTCTGCCATTCAGGCGCGCCGGCGTGCTATCTCCGACCGGACACTCTATGATCCTACTAGGGTACGTGAAGCAGATATTAACAGTCCCAATCCATCGGCGAAAATACCAGTACGCCCCGCTGCCTATGGTAAACCACTGAATGAAGCAGTCTATCCGTTTCCTTATCGTGATGACCAGTCTGGTACTATCTTCCAAGAGATTAACCAGATGGATCAGTGGGCTAATAAGATTGCTGGACAGAACCAAGCGCAGCAAGGGCAGTTTGTTAAGGGCAACAAAACTCTCCATGAGTATGCAGATGTGATGGGGAATGCTGGTGGGCGTAACCAGATGATTGCCATGCTGCTGGAAGCACAAGTATTTACTCCTATGAAGGAGATCATTAAACTTAATATCCTTCAGTATCAAGGCGGTACTTCCTTGTACAATCCCAACACGCAACAAGTTACCAAGATTGACCCAGTGGTATTGCGCAAGGCTGTAGTTAACTTCAAAGTTTCTGATGGTCTTACACCTTCTGATAAGCTCATCAACTCTGATGCTTTCTCTACCGCGTTGCAAACGATTGGTAACTCTCCGGCAATTGGAAGCGGTTATAACATTGCACCGTTGTTTTCTTACCTAATGAAAACGCAGGGAGCCGATCTTAAATCTTTCGAGAAGCCGCCGCAGCAGCTGGCATTTGAGCAAGCAATGTCACAGTGGCAGCAGATGGCACAATTGGCAATGCAGAAAGGTGCGCAGTTCTCAACTCCGCAACCAACACCGCAGCAGTATGGATATAACCCAGCGCAACCGCAGCAACCTGTTGACCCGAATCCACCCAGTATTATCCAGCAGGTGATGCAGATGAATGGCACTGGCGGCGCACAGAATGGAGCACCTAGCACTGGCGCATCTACTGGCGGAACTAATGCCAACCAGCAAGCCGCTGCTGCTTCCGCACCGCCGCCCCAAGGTAGTTAATACCATACTTTCTATTTCTAACTAAGGAGTTTCTAATGGCAACGCCGCTGCCCAGTAACTACTGCCGATACAACTTAACTGCAGAAGAAGAATTAAATGGTAGTATTCTTACCAACAACCAGAAGTATGTACTTTCTAACATGCTAATGGATTATGTTGACCAGAAGGAGAATCTTACTTTTGATCCCACCAAGCCTCACGAATTCATGCAACAAGAAGCATATAAGAAAGGTATCATCGAAATTCTCCGACATATTCTGGATGCATCGGAACCAGCGTATGAAGCATTGCAGGAGATGCTAAGAGAAAAAAGAAATACAGAAAACTAATACCAATACCAACCTTGTAACCAATCTCAAATCCCAAATCTAGGAGAATCCATCATGAGTATTTTCGACAATCTGTTCGGTGCTAGAACCACTGGCTCTAACGATCCTGCTGCTAACACCCAGATTCAACAACAGAATGCAGCTGCCGCGCAAAATGCAGCTTCCCAAAACACACCTCCCCAGCAAGGTACTAATCCGGGCCAGGATGTTAATAACAATCCTTTGGTGCCAAACCAGAATAATGTACCTCCTGTTAATAACGCGCAGCAAGGCGGGCAATCCCCGCTTGACCAATTTAACAGTCTTTGGCAGAATGATCCCAACGCTAATCAACAGGCCGCCAGTATCTTTGGTACTGTTGACCCGAAAGCAGTAATGCAAGCAGCGCAGCGGATGGATTTTAGCAAGGTAGTACCTGCTGATCTCCAAGCTAAGATTGCTGCTGGCGGCCCTGAAGGCCAAGCTGCTTCGTTGCAGGCCATGAATATCGTAGCTCAAGCTGCCTATGCGCAGAGTTCGGTAGCATCTACCCAGCTGATCGAGCAAGCTATTAGCAAGGCCCGCGAACAATTCGCAGCACAAATCCCCTCATTGATTAAGCAGCATTCTGTTTCTGACACACTTAGAACTGAGAATCCTGCTTTCTCCAATCCCGCAGTTGCCCCCCTCGTTTCTGCCATTGAACAGCAACTCTCCCGTAAGTTCCCCAACGCTACTAGCGCAGAACTGAACAGTATGGCCAAGCAGTATTTTAATGGTGTTGCTGATATCTTTGGTACTGGCACCTCGCAACAAGCACAACAGCAACAAACCCAGAGAGCACGCCCTGATACGGACTGGGGTAAGTTTCTCGGATTGTAATCTGGGCTTTGCTCTAATAACCTGATAGGAGAATGAAATGTTTGCACGCGCAATGATTGATGATGGTAGTGGGATGCCGCGGAAGGCTAGGAACGGAGATGGCAGTCAAAGTAACTACGCTCCGGCAACGCTGGCAACAGATGCTAACAGTGTTTTGACCGTAGCACTGCTGGCAGGTGGTCTGGTACTGCGGGCTGGTATGACGGCTGCTCGTACCGATACCACGGATACGGCAGTAAATCTGGATAAGGCAACTCCGGGAATGGATGTTGGCGATACGCTGACCTTCAAGATTTCCAACCAAGTTGCCTTTGCAGAAACTGTTGCAGGTGGCGTAGGTGTTACTGCCAGCGGTAACTTGGTAGTAGCTGCTAACGGCTACAAGGAATTCCTGCTGCAGAAAACCGGTACCGGTGCTAGCGCTGCCTTTAATCTGATCGGACTGTAATCCCAGATCTCTCCTAGAGATTCTAATAGAGATTCTAACAGTCTCGAATAAATACATAATAAACAGGAGTAATAAAAATGAGTACTGGTATCTTTACTTCCGCGGTATTAACCCAGGATCTGGCAAAGAAATCTTTTGCTGGAATGATTACCCGCCTGATGCCGAACGGTTCAGCACCGCTGTTCGGTATGACTTCCATGCTGGGCGAAGAAACTGCCGTGCAGATCGAGCATGGTTTCTTTACCAAGACTATGCTGTTCCCGCAACTGACGCTCGCAGCTTCGGCACTTGCTGGTGATACTACTCTTGTTGTCACCAATACCAACAACGTGCTGCCGGGCATGATTATGCGGGTGGATTCCACTGGTGAAAACATTATCGTCAATAATGTTATCTCTGGTACCCAAGTGGCAGTAACTCGTGGCATCGGTAACGTGGCTGCTGCTGCTATCAACAATGCAATTAACCTGTGGCAGATTGGTAACGCCTACGAAGAAAGTTCCGTGCGTCCGAACAGCCTGATTATCAACCCGGTTCGGATTACCAACCTGACGCAAATCTTCCGTAATACCTGGGCGATTTCCGACACCATCCGTTCCACCCTGATGATCGCAGGCGATACCAACATCGCTGAAAGCCGTCAGGATTGTGCTGGCTTCCACGCAGGTGATATCGAGAAAGCACTGATCTTCGGGCAGAAGTTTCAGGGTGTTCGTAACGGTCAGCCGTTCCGTACCATGGATGGTTTGATTTCCATCGTCGGCAACATCAGCTACTACCCGTCGAGCTATGCATCTCCCAACATCTTCACGGCAGCTGGTACTACCAACTACACGCAGCTGGAAGCAATGCTTGACCCGGTGTTTAACCAGACTACCGATCCGAAAGTTGCTAACGAGCGTGTTCTGTTTGTTGGTGGTAAGGCCCGTGTTGTCCTTAATAACATCGGCCGCCTCAATGGTACTTACTTCATCTCTGAGGGAGAAACTGACTGGGGTCTGCAATTCAATACGTTCAAGACCTCTCGTGGTGTGTTCCGTATGATCGAGCATCCGCTGTTTAACTCCAACCCCAGCTGGAGCAAGATGGCAGTAGCCGTTGATCTGTCCACTTTCCGTATCGCCTACCTTGGTGACCGGAAAACGCAGAACAGGGAATTCAACCAAGATGGCAGCGAAGCCAACGATCAGGGTATTGATGCAGTGGGTGGTACTCTTACTACTGAGTGCACCTGTGTTGTCAAGAACCCGCCGGCTAACACTGTTATCTACGGCCTCACCGCCGCTGCTCAGGGTTAATTCCCGAAAGCTGGAGTGATAAGGCAATAAGTAATAACTAGAAGATGGGTGTAAGAGATACTGGATTCTTCCCCCTGCCGGTATCTCTTACAAACCCACTTTCTTCCATCTCGTATTTTATGCTTCATACCATATAAGGAACTTATCATGGCTTCTCTTAGAGTCTTTAAATGCCGCGAGCGCAATTGCACCGTTCTGATGCCGAATGCTAAACCTATCATCTTCTTTGACGGCCGGGTAGAAACCGATGCTGAAGATGAGATTAAGTTTCTCGAAGATGAAATCAAGGCGGGCCATCCGCATATCTTCATTGATGCTCAAGAAGTAGAAGTTGATAAAGATAAGAAAGATCCGCTGTATGCATTGAAAGAAAAGATGCGTCAGGAAATCTTGGCAGAGATGGCGACAGCGATTGATAAGACCAATGATGCCGGTTCTACTACTAACGCATCCACGCTCGGTGGTATTGGCAACTCCAGTAGCACGGAAGGCGGTGCGCCTGATTCGAATTCGCAATCTACTGGTATCTCCACGACGGTAGCCGAGAAACTGGCAAACCTGCGCGCGGGCGGAACTCTCTCCTAAGCGCATACTATCCTCTCTGTGAAGCTTATCGGTTGGTCAGGTAAATGATGCCCTAGTCAGTACCAAGGAGTTATTAAATGCAATATTCAGAAATCGTCAATGACATCTATACACTGACCAACCGTCCGGATCTGGTAGCAGAAACTGCGCTGGCTATCCGGAAAGCAACTCTCAAGATGCACTCACTGGATTATTTTACCCAAGATCGGGTATCGAATATTATTACCATTACACCGGCCATGCAGGCATCTATCCTGGATAACCGCTATGCTATTGATCTGTCACCAGCAGGTGGTAATACTACTCGGTATCGTGCTATCTCATTCATCAGAGAATATAACAATCCGCTGACAGGACAGGAGATTCAATTCCTGAAACTGGAACCAGATAGCATCTTTAATGAATACAATCTGGAGCGCCAGAATTACTACTACATCGCTGGCTCCAGTGCTCAGTTACGCAGTAATAAGGTATTAACACAGGTAACGCTAGCCTATTACCAGTATCCGGATGTGAACAGTACAACTTACACCAGCTGGATTGCTGCCCAGTTTCCTTATGCCATTATCGAAGAAGCAGCAAGAGCAATCTTCAAAATGATTGGCAAGGATGAGGAAGCGCAAACTTACCAAGAAGCAACAGCGGAGAACATTGCGATGCTTCAGGAAATTGGTGTTACTAACCAAGGTTATTAAAATAGGATAAAAATAATGAGTTACACGCCTAATCCAAAAGATCCTACGACACCAACTGATGCAGCTGACTCCAGCCAAGGCGCCTCTGAGTTCCGTGCGCTTAAGCAGTATATTGCACAATTGGTAGCGGCAGGTGGTACTATCGTAACTCCACAAGCTAACCAGTCAGGCCTTACTAATCTCCTGTATCCATCTAATGATGGTTGGTGGCAGGATATTTATCGGGGCGGCTGGATGCCGGCATTCTTTAACCAGCAATGGGGCGGTGCCCAGTGGGGCCATTTGCCAGACGGTAGTTACGGTGACATTGCTACGGGATATATTTCTGATAACAGCAACACCCCAGATGCATACAGTGCAGCAACCACTTATGCTAGCCAAGGCTTTAAGGTAGCGGATAATATTTCTTTAGCTACAGTATGGCTTAAGTTATATAAAGTCGGTAATCCTGCTGTTAATTTCCAGGTAGCCATTGAGGCAGATAATGCCGGAGTCCCCAATGGTAATACGCCAATTGCCAATGGTGTTAGTAATCCCATTAGTGGTAAGGTATTTACCAGTAAGGCAGATGGAGAATGGTACCCCTTTACCTTTGCAGTTCCGCCTGCACTGGTAGCTGGGACACAGTACCATTTAGTACTTAGCAGAACTGATGCCGGGTTTGATGGCTCTAACTACGTTACTATGAAATGCCAGAGCGGTAACAATACTTATCCACATGGATACCTGTGCAACGGTACTAATGCTAACCCGCCTGTTTATACTAAGTATACTACGTACTGTATGATGTTCATGTTGCAACCAGTACCTGTCAATGCATTCATGCAAACTGGTGGGCACTTTGACGCGCAATTGAAATTCCAGCAAGGTAGCCCCATCAACCAATCTAAAGCTTTATGTCAACCTCTTTGTAACTTCTTTGATGGTAAAGTATTTACTGCCTTGCACCGCATTTCCAGTCCTACTATCTCTATGCCGATTGCCGATTATCTCTATGGCATTGACCATGATCGTTTGCTGGTATCTCTTAACAACCTTGGCTATGCCCAAGTGCAGCTCTGGGATACTACTGGTAACTTGACCACAGTTACTGGTAATACTGCAATTAACATTCCTGGTATGTCTGATGTAGCAGTAGTTGGTAGATTCAAGAATGATGGGCAGGATTACTTACAAGTCTGGGTAGCAGGTGCATTGCAAGCGCAGGTAACCCTGCAATCATTTAATATGAGTAACAATTGGAAGCAACTTGGTACTGCTTGGCTTGGTGGCGGTATGGCCGGTGCTCCAGTCTGGACGCAAGCACTGACTATGGGTACTCTTCCTAGTGCCAATGGCTGGACGTGGGCTGGTACTGGCGCAGAAGCTAACTGCATGAGTATCCAGAATGGGAAATTGTACCAAAATAAAGATGGGTATGTGTCAGGGGATACTGGTTATTACCAGAAAACTGGTATCGGCTTTAATAATGCCAACGGTTGGGAAGTGGAATGGAAAGGCAGAGTTGTCAACTCTACTAATACTAGTTATCCGAGCGGTGGTTCTGAGATAGCAGTAGTGGTAATGGATGGCACCAAGAGTGTATACGTAGAAATGCAAGAGTATTTTATCTCAGTAGGGAGTGCTTCTGGTACTGTTGATTTTGTATATCAAGCTGATTTGAAATCACAGGAGCGTGTATTTAAACTGTCTGGTAAAGGCTCTGATTACTATCTGTACATGGATGGTAAATTGATTGTGGATGGTACTAGTAAATTAGTTATAGCCACTGCTAATAACCAAATTCAATTTGGGGATATCAGTACAGTTGCTAATGAAAACGCTGATGCTATTTGGAGTTATTTTAAATATTACAACACTGGTATCTTAAATCCTGTTATCAACTCTGGTATGGCCCTGCACGAATATGCTTACTGGAGCGGTGACAAGAGTACTTACCTTGCATCTATTTATAATGCTGGCACGCAGATTGCAGTAAAAAGCTGGTGCGGCTGCGAGAGAAACTATATCCCAGGGTACAAATTAGTAGATACGAGAAGGGGCGCAGCAGGAGATTTAACTACATCTTCTACTTCATTTACTGTATTTGTAGATATGGAAGCCTATCAAATTATCGATAATATAGCCATGCAGTGTACTGCTAATATTTTTAACACTGCAACAGGTAATGGTAATCTTTTAGGTAATTTTATAGACGGGGGAATGGTGTCCTATGGGGAATTCATGACTTCTGTTGGTGGGTATAATGAGGCAGCAGTTTCTCAAAGTTATAATAAGGTTCCTTTGGGATTACATAAACTACAAGCAAGTTGGCGCTGTAGTGCTGGCACAGTCCGCTCGCAGGGGGATAGAATTTTCTTCATGGAATCTTTTTAATAGGAATGTCATCTTATGATTACTAAAAATTACACCGGATCTGTAGATCTAACTTCTCTCTGGGGCGCAGTTAAATCTGCCACCGGTACCGCAGCAGGTTGGTATTTTAATACTGCCGGTGCTCAGGTTACTTTCGTCTATGATGAAACACTCCTCTCACTAGCACAAGCAGCAGACGCGGATGCGGCGATTACTGCTCATATTGCTAAAGCACCTGCCAGAGAACATAATGCGCCGATTAAGCAACAGATCGCTGAACTCGAATCGCAGGTAACAGATAGACGCATCCGGGAAGCAGTACTGGGAACTGATGCGGGTTGGCTGAAGAATCAGGATGCACAAATCTCAGCCTTGCGGGCTACCATGCAGCCAGAATAAGAAACAACAGAGACACAGTATCCTGCAAGCCAAAAATAATAAAGATATTAATAATAAAATGGGAGACACGGGGATGGCTTCAGATGAGGTGGAACTTATCTTTCGCTGGATGCAACAGCATGATGACAAGATGGATGCTGTGGCCCGCAAGCAAGATGCACTGGCGATCAAGCTGGATAATCACATTGCTACACAGGAGAAACTGGCACCAGCCATTAACGAGTTAAATGATTTGTGGCGATCCTCAAAAGCATTAAGCAAGTTAGTAATTCCAGTACTCACCCTCATTAGTCTGATCGGTGCTGCTACCGCCTGGATACTTAGTCATATCCGCTACCACTAAATTGCGAGATTAATATGCAAACTGTCTTCAAGGGTAATCTGGGAGCGCCGAATTTTCCGCTGGTTTCTTCCTTTGAAGACCAGACGGTAGCAGTGCCCCAGTATGATGAGAACTCTGCAAACCAGCGTTTCTATCAAGGCTCCTATGTGGAGTCTGATATGGATACTCCGCAGGTTTACTACATGCATAATGTGATGCCGGATTCGCAGGGATATAAGAGCATCGCGTATAAAAGAACTATCAAGGCTCCGGTAGTACCCGATAATACCTTTGACCAGATGTTCACCGTGCATGATGCCAATGAGAACCGGGCATTGTTAGCTCATTGCACTAATGGTAACTTCTACATCTTTGTTCCGGGAAATGCTTCCTGGAAACAGATCCAGATACCAGGATGGACAGGCGGCCCTATTACTACCGCAGCGGCGAACGGTAATACCTATATCTGCCTTTCCAAGTTTGGTGTGTATAAAGTAGATATTACCAATGAGGTATTAAGTGTCGTGAACCTTGCCGGTATGACGATGGCAAGTATTATCTCGATCTGCTCTGCTAATAACTACCTGATCGTCACTGATGGTACTGTGGTGTACTGGAGCAATGCTACTAACCCAGAAGACTTTGTACCTTCATTAGTAACTGGTGCCGGCTCCGTTACACCAAATGATCTGGCGGGTACTATCGTTGGTATCTTCCAGCTTAATAATGGATTCGTAGTTTACACTGTTGCCAATATCATTGCTGCGTCTTTCTCTGGTAACATCCGGTATCCATGGATCTTTAAATCTGACTCCAACTCCTCCGGTATTCTCAACGTTAAAGATGTTACTAATAACGTATCTCTTGGAGAGCATTATGCATGGACGGCAGCGGGCCTTCTGAGAGTTACAGGGCAAGGATGCACTCCTGAGTTTGGTGAAGTCACTGACTTTCTTTCTGGGCGCATCTTCGAAGATTATGATGATGTTGCAAATACTTTCTCTACCCAATACCTTTCGACGCCACTCTTAGTAAAGCCAGCCTACATTGGTTCTCGCTTTCTGGTGATCTCGTATGGTGTTACTTCCTACACTCACGCACTGGTATTTGATGTTGCCTTGAAACGCTGGGGAAAGTTACGCATCAACCATGTGGATTGTTTTGAGATTACTATTAATAATGATGGTAATGGTGTGCCGTGGACAGGATTAGCAGGTACTTCGTGGAGTCAGCTGCAAGGTAATGCTTGGCAGGATTTGATTACTCTTACCAACTCCGCACCTTCTGCCAAGCGCACACTGGCATTTCTTCAAGCAGATGGAATGGTACAAACTGCCATCTTTGATTATGGTAATTTCACTAGCGATGCCTGCATCATCTTTGGTAAGTACCAACTCGTACGTACCAATCTTTGTTCCCTGAATGCAGTGTCATTGGAGAATCTGGATATCAATAACGGGAATGTTAACATTGCCATCCTCACGACTCTGGATGGTAAGACTTATCTCACACCGCCATTAGTACCCACCAATGAGATTACATCGGCGCAGGTAAGAAAGTATAATTGCAGAAAGACAGGACTTAACCATGCACTCGTCATCACTGGTGCTTTCCATCTGGTTTCTATAGAACTTACTTTTGCTAAGCATGGCCGCAGATAACACCAGGAGGTCAATATGACAGCCGGATACTCCCAGTCTATCAATTCTCCCATTGACCTGCGCCTGCCGCAG